GTTTAGTCCTCGAATTTGAATGTCACAAGCCTGTCCGCTCGAGTGTTGACTCGATCCAGATCCCTGTCTGAAGCTGTTGGTCATAATAGCTCTAGGATACTGTCGCTTAACCGGCTCCCAAACATTTAATGCTAAGTTAGCTAAGTTATTAACTGCTTGCGCGGCTGTTACTGTTCCCTGTCCCAACTGTGCGATAGTTCTAGGAAATGCAACATCCTTAATCATAGTAGCTAGTGTTGTTCCATACGGAGTTAACACTGTATCGTAGGTAAACGCATCGCCAGTAACTACAATAGTATTGCCTTTTAGACTTGCCACTGGGGCAATACCAGTACCAGTTGGTTTAATTTCGGCAGTTATAAGATCGTATTCTTGTTGATTAATTTTTCCGGCTGCTAAAAATTGAGATGCTTGAACGGCGCCGTCGCTGTTGTCACCGTCATTATCTTGCACAGCATCCTGTACAGTAACTAATGGTACTGCACTTGGACTAAATCCAGCTTTGGTAGTTGCTGCATTATAAAGTGCAATAACCTGTCCGTTTGCTTTAACATCCGCAGAATCGTATACTGGTTCAACTCTGCCATCTTCTCCAAATCTTAATCCAACAACAGAATTAAAATTATGCTGATGAGGTACTAGATCGGGACCTGTTACAGTCGACGAGTTTGCATTAGAAGGAGTTATTGTCGGAGTAGTCATAGTCTAGTATTTACATCAATGCAATACCAGTAGTGCTTTGAAGAAACTGTTTAGCAAATACTTCGTCGGTTGCTTCTGCTACAGTAACTGTTGTTTTTAGTAGCTTAACATCTTTGTCTGGATTAACTGTAAACAAATACGGCATTAGTCCTGGACCTTTCGGACCCATTCCAATAACTTGTATCTTTGCCAGTTTGTAGTGAGTAGGGGTTTCTTCTACTAGTTTAGCAACAAGCTCTTCGCCGCTTGTTAGTTTTAGTGTAATTACCTCACCTACACATACGCCTTTATCAATTATCATATTATCCTTTCAGTGTGTTAAAAAATTCTTCGTCTCTATCTGCTAGACCTTGAAAGCCTCCAGGAAGTAGAACACCGTCCTGGAAGATCTGCGGAACTGACCGCAGACCTTGGTCCACTAAGAACGCACGTACAGTAACATCGTCCTCTACTCTAATTACTTTAAATGGAATGTCTTTGCTTTCTAGCAGCGCCTTTGCACGGTCGCAGTATGGGCAGTTATTTTTTGAATAAACAGTAATCATTATATCTTTTAATTTGAGTAAATGGTAGCACCCTTTGAATCGACTACTCTAACCAGCAATGCGCCTTTGCTCTTACGTGCTAATGCTGCTGCGATTGCAGAATTTTCATTAGCGTAAGAACCGTGAGTAGCCCAGGATTCAAAAGGGCTCTTGTCTTTGTATTGTGCTTTATACATATTGTTTATTATATAGCCGGAAGTGCGTCGTAGTCAAGATTTTCTCCCATCACGCCTAGTACATAGTTCGTACTTTCGTTTTCTTGTAGGGCAGTCTGTTTCTTACTTGTGTCTACATGCTTGTTAAACCACGGTATTGGAGTGCTTTTAGGCGCAGGCGACATGTACTTGATGCCGATTTCTTTTAACGCGGCCACTGCTGTAAAGTCAACAAAGTCACGCAAGATGTTAGCATTAAGACCAATAACTGGACCCATCTTAAACAAGTAGGTTGCCCAATCTTTCTCTTCACGGATAACATCCATGTACAGTGCGTATACTTCTGCTTCGCAGTCTATCTTTGCTTCAATAAAGCGGGGATCGTCCTTAATTACCTGATTGATAATATAAGCAGTCCAACCTTTGTGCAATAATTCGTCTTGTAGAATCAAGCTGATAATGTTGCCATTACCAATAAAGATTTTGTTCTCCACCATTGCAAGACTTGTAGCGAACGATACCATAAAGCGGAAAGCTTCTAGTGCATAGCTAGCGTGCAATGCCATCCAGATTGCTCTAATATGCTCTTTTTCTGAAACAACTTCGCCGAGTTCTTTACGGCAGTTAATAACGTGCAACTTGTCATAGTAGTTGCCTACTGAACTTGCCATTCCAACAATTTCTTCTGTGTTGTGGATTGTGTTAAACACATCCTTAGGCACGTTATAGATATTGCGGATAATATGACTGTAACTCTTGCTGTGAATGTTAGTTTCAAAGAAACCCCAGTTGTACATTAGCGCTTCAAGTTCAGGAAGGCTGCATACAGGAGCAAATACCTGTGTAGGACCTCTACCCTGAAGGCTATCCAAAGCAGTTTGGCGAAGTAGGTTACTAGTAAAAATATGCTTGACAGCATCGCTGGCCTCCTTAAAGTCGTTACTATCTTTTGTGAGGCTTACTTCTTCTGGTTGCCAAAAGAAACCACGTGCAGTTGCATCAAAGTCTGCTATCTTCTTGTATTTGACTTCTTCAAAACGTTGGATGACCACCGGACCAGCTGGGTCCAGAAACATCTTGCGATTCAGATAGTCTGTTGGTTTAGATAAATCGTACTGTGCTTTACTCATTATTATTTTCTTCCTTAATTTAATGTTTATGAAATCTTGATAACCCCATTGGGTTTGTTTCTTTTTGGCAAGTGATACAACATAGTTTAATTTTAGCAGGATTACTATTTATAAAAATATGATCGCCTTTGTCCATTTGTTCTCGCATCCATTTTGCATGATTAATACCATGTTGCTTTTTCCATTCTGAATTAACAAAATGATGAGTTCCTGCTGCTACTCGGTCCGAAGCTACGCTAGTACCATCTGGCCGCTTTAATAAATTATGTGTTCCTTCTGCTACTAGTTTTTTTGTTATTTTTATCCTGTTGAGTTAATTCTATAGTATTCCACACATTTCGATTGTGCGTTACCCTGTCTTTTAGTAATCTCCAAGTTTTTTCTTGGGGTGTTTCTGTCCACGTAAAATACAGACTGTTTAGTGGTGGTCGACCAGTTGATTCGTCATATAATGTTTGGTGTTGGAAGTAGTATTTAAGCCAAATCTGTTTTCCGCTGGTCATACGAGTCGGAAACAGCGCAAATTTTTTACTTTCCATTAAGTTGCAAAGTGTTGACGCACTACTGCTAGTTTGTCCTCATACTCTGCAATCTGTGCAATTTCAGCTTCTACTGCCGACATCCAGTCAGTGTGGTCATGAATAGCCATGGGATTGTGCAGCATGATCTCCACATTCATCTTGTGTTTTTGAACCTGTGCCGAAAAGTGTGCTTGCAATGTTGTTAATAGTTGATCTCTCATTTTGAATCCCTTAGTATGTTAACCATTCTGTTGGCCAGCTCTTTGAACCACGCTTCGTCATGACCGCGAGTGGTTTCTGCTGCTACACCAATACGCACACCTGATGTCTCAACAAAGCTTCTTGTGTCGCCAGGCACTCCGTTTTTATTTGCAGTGATACCATTTGCTTCCAACAAGTCAGCAAACTCGCGTCCACTGTATTGTTCTTTACGCAAGTCTATAGTCATCATGTGACACTGAGTCCCACCAGACACAATATCAACACCGGCATCCATAAACGTTTGTGCCATTGCATGTGCATTGATACGGATACGTTTGGCGTACAACGTAAACTCTGGCTGCAATGCTTCGTAGAAACACTGTGCCTTGGCTGCAATGATGTGCATCAATGGACCGCCCTGTGTGCCTGGGAAAATAGCACTGTTGATCAGTTTGGAGTGGTCGGGATCATTCCATAAAATCATGCCGCCACGCGGGCCGCGCAGTCCTTTGTGTGTTGTGGTTGTTACAATGTCAGCATGGGGGAACGGGCTGGGATACTCGCCGCCTGCGATTAGACCTGAATAGTGAGCAATGTCTGCCAACAGCAGAGCACCCACGCTGGCTGCAATCTCTTCAAAACGGGCCCAGTCAATCACTTGACTGTAAGCACTGGCGCCAGCAATCACCATTTTAGGTTGAGTGTCCCATACCAACTGTGCCACAGCATCGTAATCAATTAGTCCCTGTTCATTGACTCCGTAACTGTGTGAGTTGAACCAAGCGCCGCTGGCATTGACTTTGGCACCGTGACTTAAATGCCCACCACTGGCCAAGTCCATACCTACAATAACATCACCTGGCTTTAGAAATGCCTTGAATACTGCTAGGTTAGCATTGGCACCGGAGTGTGGTTGAACATTAGCAAAGGAACAATTAAATAGTTTGGTGGCATACTCAATAGCCAGTAGTTCTACCTTGTCTACTTCATCGCAGCCATTGTAATAACGCTTGCCTGGCAGTCCTTCTGCATACTTGTTTGTGAAGATACTGCCACAGAGTTGCATCACTTCATCACTAGCAAAGTTCTCACTGGCAATCAGTTCAACTGTGTCTGCTTGGCGAATGCCTTCTGCAGATAATATACTTAAAATACGTTTATCAATCATTTTAGTTGTTTTCTCATAATGTCTTGCTCACTATATAATTATACATTTTTATTCATCTTGTGTCAACATCCCAAGTGAGTTTTCCAAAAATCAGTTTAACTAAGTCTGCATTCATATTGTATCTTCTGTATATAGGTTCCGTGCAATAACTGCACGACAACAATGGTTTATTTTAAGTATTTGAATGCGTATTTATTCATATCTCAGTGTTTGTACTTATATTCTGTAAGCGACAGTAGTCATAATCTTACTAACTGCTTTCATGACAGATTTAGCACTTTTAGGAAGTTCTGTAGCGCCAGCGTGTACCGCTGCGGCGCCGTGTGCTGCTTCATCTTGTTTCATCTGTGTTATAATAACTCGACTAGCGTGATCATTCACAGGCAATTTCGACAAGTGATCTGCCAGATGCTGTTCCACTTGCCTTTCTGTTTCTGCTACAAATCCCAAACTTTGAGCATCGCCGCCTATTTTACCAGCTGCGTACCCCATTGCAAATGCTCCAATGTACCAAATAGGATTCAGTAGGCTAGGCTTACCTCCCAATTGGTCTAATCTCTGCCGGCACCATACTAGGTGATCTACTTCTTCTCGACCTGCTTTTTCAAACAGGTTTTTAAGTGCAGAGTCTTGAGTGGCTAGGCATTGTCCACTATACAATGCTTGGGCGCACACTTCCCCTACGTGATTCACTCGCATTAATGCTGCACTGTGATTGTTTTCTTTTTCAGTCAGTTCGGCAGTATCGGCTTTGCAAGTTGGTGACGATCTGCTAGCATAGGGTTTTGAAAACAGTGTGCGCAGGGCACAGTCAGCGGCGATTAATAAATGGTCTATATTCATATCTTATTATGTATCCACGAACGCTCGTTCGATTATGTACTGCCCTGGGTCACGCAAACTGCCTTCTTTCATACCTTGTTGTTCACACCACAGCATGATTTCTTTATTAAAAGCCATGTTTCCGCACAGCATGATTTTGTCTTGTGCAGGGTCTATTGCCAACTTACCCGAACTTAGTTGAGTCGTGATTCTGGGATCGCCCTGACCAGTAACCACAGGTTGATAATCCATCAGACTTTTGATTGTGGCATGTAGCTCACCGGATCTGTGATGATCCAAGAATGCTGTGTGCAACTCACGGCGATATGCCAAATCTGCTGCATCTCTTACGCTGTGTACCAAATGAATCCGAGACCA